GTTGGCGACATTTATGTTAAGCCTGCTCGCTCTATCAATTTCATACAGTTAAACTTTGTTGCCGTAAGAACAGGTGTTGACTTTACTGAAGTCGTTGGTAAATTCTAATAAATAATACAACGATATAGGAGATTACAAATGGCATTCAATGTAGCAGAATTTAGAGCAAATATGATTGGTGACGGTGCCCGTCCCAATCTATTTCAAGTATCCTTAACTTTTCCAACAATTGCCGCCAACGGTCAAGCTTCTAGCCAAAAAGCAACATTTATGGCCAAAGCCGCTCAGTTGCCGGGTTCAACAATAGGTCAAGTTCCTGTGTATTACTTTGGTCGTGAACTAAAGTTTGCAGGTAACAGAACCTTTGCTGATTGGACATTGCAAATTATCAATGATGAAGATTTCACGATTCGTAACTCTATTGAATCTTGGATGAATTCGATTAACAGCCACTCAAGTAATGTTCGTTCTCCGGGTGCTCAAAGTCCTTCTTCATACACGGTAGATGCAACGGTTACTCAGTATGGAAAAACTGGCAATACTTTGAAAACTTACAAATTTGTTGGAATGTATCCACTCGATTTGGCACCAATTGATTTAGATTGGTCGTCAAACGACACTATTGAAGAATATGCAGTAACATTTGCATATCAATGGTGGGAAGCTGACACAACAAATTAATTTTATTATTCTACGAGGAGAACTCCGGTTCTCCTCATTATGTTTTTTTTGAATTGGATTAAAATACTATGGCAAATAAATTCTCACTTTTCGGTTTTACAATTGCTCGGAACAAGGATGAAGAAACCAAGTCCGTGGAGCAATCCTTTACGCCGCCGGCAAACGATGATGGTGCACTCACCATTACCTCAGCTGCTTATTATGGTACATATGTTGATCTTGACGGCACATCAAAAAATGATGTAGAACTCATTTCTCGTTATCGTGAAATGGCTATGCAACCAGAAATTGAGTCAGCAATTGATGATATTATCGGTGAAGCCATTTGTCAAGATGACGATGGTAAGATTATTAAAATAATTCTGGACGATTTAAAGCAACCAGATAAGATTAAAAATGCCATCAGAACGGAATTTAATACCGTTCTAAGGTTGTTGAATTATAACAACATGGCTCAAGATATCTTCCGTAGATATTATGTTGATGGTAGAATGTTTTACCACATCATTATCGACCGTACAAAGCCGATGGAAGGCATCAAAGAATTAAGATATATTGATCCACGTAAATTAAGAAAAATTCGTGAGGTCAAGAAGCAGAAAGATGAAAGAACTGGCGTTGAAATGATGGATTTAATAAATGAATATTACATTTTTAATGACAAAGTTACCACAGGTTCTTCACAAAATTTTGGTCCAGTAGGTGTTCGTATTACGGTAGATTCTATAATTTCCGTAGTATCTGGCCTAATGGATTCTCGCAGAGCAATGGTGTTGTCGTATCTACATAAAGCAATTAAACCTTTAAACCAATTAAGGATGATTGAAGATGCTACTGTCATTTATCGTATCAGTCGTGCTCCCGAGCGCCGCATTTTCTATATTGATGTGGGTAACTTACCTAAATTAAAAGCGGAACAATATCTCCGTGATATTATGGTTAAGTATAAAAACAAACTGGTCTATGATGCATCGACCGGTGAAGTTCGTGATGACCGTAAACATCTTTCCATGTTGGAAGATTTCTGGTTACCTCGCCGTGAAGGTGGAAAAGGTACAGAAATCACTACACTACCTGGTGGTCAAAACTTAGGTGAGTTGGAAGATGTTAAATACTTTGAGAAGAAACTATATAAGGCTCTTAATGTTCCAGTTTCAAGGTTAAATCCTGAAACTTCTGGTTTTTCTCTTGGTCGTTCCAATGAGATTACCCGTGACGAATTGAAGTTTGCTAAGTTTGTAGATCGGTTGCGTAATAAGTTTTCCGATATGTTTGACCAAGCAATGCGGATTCAATGTGTTCTCAAAGGTATTTGTACCAATGAAGAATGGGATGAATTCAAAGAAAACATTCATTACGATTTTATTAGAGATAATAATTTTAGTGAATTAAAAGAAGCAGAATTAATGACCAATCGTTTGACTTTATTGCAATCGGTTGATCCTTATACTGGTCGTTATTTTTCACAATCATGGATTCAGAGAAACGTATTACGTTTATCCGATGATGAAATTAAAGCCATGGAAGGTGAAATTGCTGACGAGAAAGAAGCTGGTTTAGGTTTACCTGTAGGTGTTATGAATGATGTGGCACAACAACAGATGATGGCTAATGTTCCACAACAGCCAGGTAATCCAATAGATATGAAACACGCTTTAGAGTTACAGGATAAACAAGCTAGTCAACAAAAAGAAGAAACAACCATTACTAGATTAAAAAGAATATTATAAATATTTGATTGGAGAATAAAAAATGACAGATACAACTAGAAATATTATAGATTACGCACAAGATGAAAATGCAATTGGTTTCAAAGATGCGTTATATGCTTCCATTCATGATAAAGTGACAGCACATATTGAAGCACAGAAACAACAAGTGGCTCAAAGATTAATTGAACCACAAGAAGTACAAATAGAGGACGAGGATCCGCCAGTTGAAAACTCTTAAACAGTTTATGGCCGAAAGCCACCATCAAGAAAAACAAATGGACCCTCCAAATGTTTTGATTATGAAACGTAAGTCAATTAGGCAATTTCCTAATGGCCAACGAGTGGCATTATACTATGTGGATAAGATTAATAAATATGTAACAGTACCTTATACTGCGATGCAATGGGGTTCAACATCTCCAACGTCATCGGCAACGGAAGAATAATAATAGGATAAAAAATGGCTATTGCAAATACAATACAAACGATAATCGATACTCAAAAACGCACAGTCATTAAGCGTGTTGGTATTATTGATTCTGATGAAAATGAAACCGTTATTATTGACCCTAGAACATTATCTAATTGTTTAAATGCTAACGGTGCTTTTTATCAAGCTGGTAATACAACGGCTCCAGGATTTGCTAATTCCGCTTTTACTGTTGCTCGTGTTTTGGCTTCGGTTGATGCTGAAGTTGGCCACCTACAAATCAAATGGCAAGGTACAACTTCATCAGCAACATTGTTTGCTTTTGGTGTTGGTACAACCGATACCAATCCATCATATCAATTTCCTGTAATAGGAAACAATGCTGTTGGACCTACAGGTAATTTGACAATTAAATCAGTTGGTACAACAACCAACGCAGCATATACAGTAATTATTGAACTACATAAGAATGGACAGTATTTCAATGGTGGCCAATTGAATGATCCAGCAGCATTTAACTATCCTCCTTATGGTAATTTAAACACATAATGAGTGGGTTTGTTTCTAAACTTCTATCTAATAACCTTGTAGAAGCTAAGAATGAGTTAGATGCAAGAATTAAAGAATTGGTTAATGAGAAAATTAACCAATTAAAGTTGCGTTTGGCAGCTGAAGTATATGAAGGCTGTGGTGTAGAAGTTGATTTTGTTGTAGAAGAATTATCTGAGGGCAACATTTTACGGATGGGTCGAACCAAAATGATTCGGGTTCGGATTCGTAAAGGTAAAGTTCAAAGAAGGGTTAAGAAGTCGGCAGTTAAAGGTTATGTAATGCGTGGTGGTACATTAACACGAATGTCCCCAATGGAGCGCAGGCATCGCAAGATGGGTGCGAGAAGGTCAAAGTTTAAAAGGCGTGCCAAATTAAGGCAGTCACTAAGAAAAAGAAGAATGTCTTTACGAAAAAGAACGGCAATGGGACTATAATGAAACTCATTAAAGAAATTAACGAAACAGTAAGTTATTTGGTTGAAGATAAAGATGGTAAAAAATCTTTACATATTGAGGGGCCATTCTTGGTTGCCGAAACTAAAAACCGTAACGGACGTTTATACGAATTTGCAACGATGAAAAAAGAAGTCCATCGTTACACAGAAGATTACATCAATAAGCAACGTGCTTTTGGTGAATTAGGCCATCCAGAAACACCAACCATTAACTTGGATCGTGTTTCACATATAATCACATCTTTGAGAGAAGATGGAAATCAATGGATTGGTAAAGCAAAAATTTTAGATACACCTATGGGTAATATTGCCAGAAGCCTTATTGAAGGTGGAGCGCAATTAGGAGTATCCTCAAGGGGCATGGGATCATTGAAAAATGTTAACGGTGTTAATATTGTTCAGCCCGATTTTTATCTAGCCACAGCGGCAGATATTGTAGCAGACCCTTCCGCACCAGGCGCTTTTGTGCAAGGTATCATGGAAGGCAAAGAGTGGATGTTAGTCAATGGTGTTTGGACCGAAGTAGATTACTCACAAGCGGTGGCGGAAATTCGTCATGCCAGTAAGCGGGAAATTGAAGAAGTAAGTCTACGCATTTTTGAAAACTTCATGAAAAAACTTTAAATATAAATATATCCAATAAATCAAGGAGATTTTCAAAATGGGAAAATTTAATCTGTCGGAAGCCGCTAAGGAAGTTCTTACTGCTAATGTTTCAGCAAAACAAGGTGGTCAAGATAAACCATCAAAATTGTCTGGCGATGTTGCCTATGGCACCAAAGAACAAGACCTAGGTTCCACACCTACAAAAACAACCGATGCAAATCCTGACTATACAGCAGGAACACCATCAGCTACGCCTCCTGGCGCAACCCCACCTGTAGGTTCAGAGCCAAAGAAGAAGTTGGCTAAACAACCACAAGAGCAAGGTTCAGCAGAACAACCAGAAGGTAAAGGAACAGTTGGTGGTCGTTTTGGTAACCCAAATCCTAATGCTACTTTCCAATCTTATGGCGAAGAAACCACTTCTGATGAAGAAATAGTTGCTGAAGAAAAAGAAGAAGGTCATGAAGATGAAAAAGAAGATAAAAAACTCATCAAAAAAATGATCAACAAAGAAAAAATGAAAGAAGATATGGATGCATTGTTATCCGGTGAAAATCTTTCAGAAGAATTTGTTGTTAAAGCCGCTACCATTTTTGAAGCTGCTGTAGTTGCTCGTGCTGAAGAAGTTATTGCTGAAGCTGAAATTGCTTTACATGAACAGTTCGATGCTGCTGTAGAAGAAATCAAAGAAGATTTGGCTGCCAAAGTTGATGACTATCTCAACTACATGGTTGAAGAATGGATGAAAGAAAATGAAATCGCTATCGAAAAAGGCCTCCGTGCTGAAATCGTAGAAGATTTTATTGGTGGATTGCGTAACTTGTTTGTAGAACATTACATTGACATTCCTACCGACAAGGTAGATGTTGTTGAAGAATTGACCTCTAAAGTAGAAGAACTTGAAGCTTCTTTGAATGAGCAGATCAATAAAGGTGTTGAACTAAGCAAATCACTAAACGAACAGAAAAAAATTGAGGCTATCTACACAGCGTGTGAAGGCCTATCGCAGACTCAAGTAGAAAAATTGAAATCACTCGCAGAGGGTGTAGAATTTACTACTGAGGAAGAATTTGAAACCAAACTAGAAACTTTAAAAGAATCATATTTTAAAGCTGAAGTTAAAGTTGCAAATAATTCTGCCTTGGATGATGAAGTCCAAATTGAGGAAGAAAAGAAAGTTATTAAATCTGCCGACCCAATGATGGAACAATACTCAAAAGCAATTTCACAAACCGTGGTTAAATAAACCATTATCAATACATAAAAAAAGGAATAAAAAATGTATTTAACAGAAGAATTACAAAGAAAATGGGATCCAGTTCTGAATCATCCTGAACTTGAGTCCATCAAAGACCCATACAAGAAAGCTGTTACAGCTCTTGTTTTGGAAAATCAACAACAAGCTATGAGTCAAGACCGTATGGCCTTGAAC